ATTTACGCACAATCAAAAGATACAACAGGTGGAACAGCTACATTAACTTTTAATGCAGCAGGAACTGACGTCTGGGCTACTGGTTCAGTAATTGAATCGAGAGCTACAGCAGAGGTTGATTTTGATATATCAACTGCGGGTGAAACACAATTAGTTTACACACCAGCAAACGCAGCTACGAATCTTTTTACAACTGGAAGCATGATTGCTTTTATTTGTTATGAGGATGGAACGTGGCACATTGCATCTAAAATGGGTGGCGCAGCTGACGCTACTACTGGTGCATTCGCATTTGCAGCGTAATAATTAATTTAGTGTGGAGCTTCGGCTCCACACTATTAATAGGAGAAAAATATGAGTTCAGATCAGAAGTTTAGTACACTGACAGCAGATGGAAATTTTAAAACTATCACTGGTGGTTCTACTAACATAGGGCCTTGTAGAGTTACATACATACAAGCTCATGGTGGAACTAACTGTTTAGTTAAATTACACGATGGAACAGGAACAGGTGGCTCTTTACAATTCCAAGCTAAATTTAGTAGTGAAGGTTTAGATATTTATGTACCAGGAAATGGTATTAGATTCGAAACAGGAGTATACTTAGATTTAACTACTACAGATTCTGTTACTATTGGTTATACTGGCTAGGAGTTTAAATGGCTAATACTACTTCAGGAACGACAACGTTCGATAAAACTTTTGCTATCGAAGAGATAATAGAAGATGCTTTCGAACGTATCGGATTAAATTCTGTAGCAGGTTATCAACTTAAATCTGCAAGAAGATCTCTTAATATCCTATTTCAAGAATGGGGTAATAGAGGTATTCACTATTGGGAGGTAGGTTCTACCAATCTAGATCTTATAGAAGGTCAGGCAGATTACGATTTTTTTAGATCAAGTGGTGATGGAACGTCAGCAACAACCACAGATCCAGCTAGCGTATTCGGAGTGTCTGATGTTCTTGAGGCACAATTAAGATCCAATAGAACTCAGACAACACAATCAGATAGTCCCATGACAAAGGTAGATAGATCTACATATGCAGGATTTTCAAACAAATTATCCAAAGGTACACCTAATCAATACTGGGTGGAAAGATTTATAGACAAAGTTACAATACACATCTATCCAACACCAGATTCAACAAATGCATCAAAAGATATGCATTTCTTTTTTATAAAAAGAATACAGGATGTGGGAGATTATACAAATGCAACCGATGTACCATTTAGATTCGTGCCTTGTATGGTATCAGGACTCGCATATTATTTGGCACAAAAATATCAACCACAATTAATTCAACCTACAAAATTAGCTTATGAAGATGAGTTTGCTAGAGCATTAGCGGAGGATGGATCGGCTTCTAGTACACACATTACACCTAAAGCTTACTACCCAGGAACATAATGGCTAAATACGCAACAGGTAAATACGCAAAAGCTATATCAGATAGATCTGGAATGGAATTTCCATACAAAGAAATGGTTAGAGAATGGAATGGATCTTTCGTGCATGTATCTGAGTTTGAACCAAAACAACCACAATTAGAACCAAAACCCATGAATGGTGATTCTATATCTTTAAGACACGTAAGACCCGACAGAGTAGAAACAGCTGTTCCAAAACTTTTACCATTAAATCCATTTACTACAACAAATGGATCTACAACAATAACTGTAGAGGAACCTGATCATGGTAGGTCAACAAACGATAGAGTTAGGTTTAGAGATGCAATCGTTGTTGGAGGAGTGGCTGCAGCAACAATAAATCTAGCTACGGGTTATTTAATTACTAAGGTAAATGATGATAAATATACCTTTGCAACAGCTACAACATCTAGTATAACTGAAACAGGAGGAGGCGGTTCTGCATCAGCGGGACCCGTAACGGTAACAGCATGATGAAAAAAATTAAAAATTTCTTTTGTAAATTATTTGGAATAAAACAATGTGAGTGTCCTGAAGATATGGATGAGCACGCAGAGTTATATTTAAAACCTGCAGAATCGGATACTCCAGTGTACGAGAATGAAAAAGCTGTAAAAGCTGAACATTGTTCTGGTCATTTAAGATTTAGAAAATCTTGTCCTCTATGTCAGGAGATAGTTAAATAATGGCAGGATTAAGCGCATCAGGATTAAAAACACAAATCAAGAGTTATACCGAAACAGACTCAAATGTTTTAACTGATGCTGTTTTAGAAAACATTATTCTAAATGCACAATACAGAATAATGCGAGATGTTCCTATTGATGCAGATAGAAAACAACAAACAGGTTCACTGGTTGTAGGACAAAATCAAGTTAATGCTCCTGCGGGATGTTTATTTATAAGAAGTATACAAGTTTATGATTCAACAACTGCTCTAACTGGAGATAATGATTATTTAGAAAAAAAAGATTATACATACTTACAACAATATGTGCCCTCAACTGAGTCTGCAAAAAGAGGCAAACCTAAATACTATGCCATGTATGGTGGTGCTACAGGAGAATCTGATACGACGTCAGGACGTATAGCTTTGGCTCCTACTCCAGATCAAGCTTACAAATTTAGAGTTCATTTTAATATAATGCCAGTTCTTTTAGAGAATAATGACACTAATTACATTAGTCTTAATTTTCCAAATGGGCTATTATATTGCTGTCTGTCAGAGGCTTATGGATTTTTAAAAGGCCCAATAGATATGTTGACACTATACGAAAATAAGTATAAACAAGAAGTACAGAAGTTTGCTAACGAGCAAGTTGGTAGAAGACGAAGAGACGACTACACTGATGGCGCTGTTCGTATACCGATAAACTCAGCAAACCCGTAGGAGATTAAATTATGGCTATATCATCGGCAATTTGTAATAGTTTCAAACAAGAAATTTTAGTTGGAACACATAACTTTACCGCGTCTAGTGGTGACACATTTAAAATAGCTTTATATACAAGTTCCGCATCTTTAGGAGCAAGTACAACTGCTTATTCAACATCAAACGAAATATCAAATACATCTGGATCTGCATATTCTGCAGGAGGTGCAACATTAACAAGCGTTACTCCAGTATTAGATTCTTCAACTGCAGTTTGTGACTTTGCAGATGTAAGTTTCACCAGTGCAACATTCACAGCAAACGGTGCATTAATTTATAACGATGATCAATCTGACAAAGCCGTTGCAGTTATCGCATTTGGTGGTGACAAAACAGTAACAAGTGGAACTTTTACAATTCAATTCCCAACAGCAGACGCATCAAACGCTATCATTAGAATAGCATAGTGAGGTAACGACGGATGTCCGTTACTCGAACCTACACAGTCACAGTCGGTAATGTATATGGCTCTAACGTATATCTAATCGATGGAGTTGCACAAGCTGATGTTTATTTAGTTGAAGGCAGCACTTATAGATTTGATCAATCTGATAATACAAACTCCGGTCACTTTTTAAGATTTTCTACAACCAGCAACGGAACACACTCAGGCGGAAGTGAATATACAACCGGCGTAACTACAAGTGGAACGCCAGGTAATGCTGGAGCTTACACACAAATAGAAGTAGCAAGTGGTGCTCCAACTTTATATTACTATTGTCAATATCATAGTAATATGGGTGGAACGGCATATACTCCTGATGAAGGTTGGGACGTAGGTGCTTGGGGTGCTGGTAGGTATGGAGTAGCTAATCAACTCACTCTTGGTTGGGGTGCTAAATTATGGGACTCCTCTGGTTCATGGGGAGATATGGGTGATGAAACCGTTACTCCAACAGGTTTTGGTTTAACTTCATCTCTTGGATCAGTATCTGTTACAACGGAAATTAATACTGGTTGGGGCAGACAACCTTGGAATGAAAACGCTTGGGGCATTGCAGGTGATGTATTATTAGATGGTCAATCAGCAACAGCAAGTGTTGGATCATTAGTTGTTGGAGACATACTTGGATTAACAGGTCAATCTGCAACAACAAGTATTGGATCTCCTACAATCATTGGAGATATAACTGCATCATTAACAGGTCAATCTTTAACATCTTCTGTAGGTTCAATTGATATTGCAGGACAGATAATAGGACTAACTGGACAATCAACAACATCAAGTGTTGGATCTATATCTCCAGCAGATGTTATGGGAGTTACAGGTGTTTCTGCAACAACAACACTTGGAGAAACAAATCAAAATAGTAATCCAACTATTAGTGTAACTGGAGTGTCAGCAACAAGTTCTGTTGGATCTTTATCTCCTGCAGATGTTATGGGATTAACTGGTGTTTCAGCAACAGGTTCTGTTGGATCGATATCTCCTGTTGACAACATTATAGGATTAACAGGTGTTTCAGCAACAACTTCTGTGGCAGGATTTGGTATTTCTACAGGATTTGGAATTCAAGCTTATCAAGATGTTGACACAGGTACCAATATAACTTATAGTGACGTTGCATAGGAGAAAAAAATGGCTTCAACATACACACCACTAGGTATAGAATTACAGGCAACTGGTGAAAATGCCGGTACATGGGGAACAAAAACTAACACTAATTTAGAAGTTATTGAACAAATAGCTGGTGGTTTCACACAACAAGCATTAACAAGTGGTGGAACGGTCACTCTTTCAGTTTCTGATGGATCAACTGGTGCAACTCTTGCACACAGAGCAATAGAATTTACAGGTTCATTATCTGGTAATGCAGTTGTTACAATACCTCTTGATGTACAAAATTTTTATTTATTAAGAAACTCTAGTTCTGGTGCATATACGGTTCAATTTAAATATGCGTCAGGTTCAGGAAGCTCTGTAACTTTTTCTTCTACAGATAAAGGAGACAAATTAGTTGTTGCAAAAGCTAACGATGGGACTAATCCTGATATTGTAGAAATAGCTTTAGGACTTACAGAAATTTCAGCAGATACTTCACCACAATTAGGTGGTAATTTAGATACAAACAACAATCAAATTGTTACAACATCAAATAGAGATATAGATTTATATCCAAATGGCACTGGTGCTGTTGAGGTTGGTGGTAATGATAACCCAGGAACTCTTATTTTAAATTGTGAGCAAAACTCACATGGTATTAGACTGCAAAGTCCTGCACACTCGGCTAATCAGTCTTATACACTAAAATTTCCCACTGGAAATGTTACAGCAAATACACACTTAAAAGTAGAGAGTATTACGGGATCAGGAACTACGGGGGTAGGTCAATTATCTTTTGATTCTACGGTAGCAACAACAGGAAAAAGTATTGCAATGGCGATCGTTTTCGGATAAAAGGAGTATAAATTATGGCAACACCAAATATAGTAAACGTAACAACAATTAACGGTAAGAACGCTACTGCAACTTTAGCGAATACCTCGAGAACAACTGCTATTGATGTAGCAGCAGATAAATTAGTAAAAGTAAATACAATCTTGGTATCAAATATAGATGGAACAAACGCTGCCGATATCACAATTGAAATTAGTGTTGATGATGGATCAAACTATGTGAAACTTGCAAACACAATTAGTGTTCCAGCTGACGCAACATTAAATTTTTTAGAATCACCAATCTACTTAGATGAAACTGATATACTAGCATTCACAGCTAGTGCAGCAGACGATTTATCTTATTTTGTATCGTATGAAGAGATAGACGACGCGTAGGAGGTTTTATAAATCATGGCACACTTTGCTGAACTAGAATTAAAAACCGACCCAACAGGCTTCACAACAGAAGAACATTATATTGTTAAAAGAGTTGTAGTTATTGGAAACGATGTACCTGCAGCTAATGGTACATTAGAACAACACGATATGCACGAAGATGGAGAGTTTCATTGTAAAAAACTTTTTGGTGGTGGTATTTGGAAACAAACTTCTTACAATAATAAATTTAGATGTAGATACGCTGCTAAGTCTAGTGTTTATGATCCTGTTAATGACGTATTCCGTGGACAACAACCATTTGCATCTTGGACATTAAATACAACAGATTGGAGATGGGAAGCACCTATTCCTGTTCCTACAATGGAACAATGTCAATATACTCACTCAGATGGAAATCCAGCTACTTATAGAACAGAATGGAGTGAAGCAAATCAACAATGGATTGGTTTTGGAGAAGAAGACGCCCAACACATATGGGATCCTGAAACTTCTTCTTGGAATGCCACGGGAGGGTAACCCATGGTAGCAATAAAAAAGAATA